TTGTTCCATAGTTCAGAGCGTAGTTGTTCTTCGCACTGCAAAAATCTGCATGCAGGGCGGTAAAGTCTGCCACGCTGTAAATCGTACCGTTGTAAAGCAAAGATACCTTGTCCCGATGGGTTGCATCATATAACACGGTTGTGGTGGGAGATTCACCGCCGGAAATATCCAAAACTTTCGGCACAAGGGTATTAAATTTTTCTGTGGCGGTTGCCGACACGCCCTTTGTGGTCAGATTCGCTGCAAGCTGTGTTTTCAGATTGTTCAGCTTTGCAAGCTGTTCTGCAATTGTTGCCATGTTACACCTCCACCATCGTTGCAAGGGCTGTGGATATATCGCCGATGCTGTCCTCTAAAGCTTTGATACGGGTTGCAAGGCTGTTGTCCGCTGCCTCTCGCTCTGCTGTTACTTTTGAGTACGTGCTATGCAGATAAGTTTCAATACCATCCAGAAAATCTTTATTGTCGTGCGTATGGGCAGATGCTTTGAGTGCATCCACATCCGGCGACAAATCCAGCACAAACAGCCCGTCCGATACAATATCCAGAGCGTTGTGAGATACTGTGCTGATGGACGGCAATACCTGCCATGTTTGCTTGCCTGTTACCGTAACCAGCTTTGCGGTGCAGTATTTCGCTGATTCACCCTCTTCACATCCCGGTGTGTAATCGCCCCAAGAGGCGGTCTCTCCGCTTGTTCCATTTTTGATGGTTGCTGTCGTTGTGCCATTTTTGTCAGTGATTGTGATTGTTGCCCCGGTATCTGTTTCAGTGACGGTTGCTGTCGGTGAGTAGCCGTCACTACCATCAACGCCGTTTTTACCGTCCGTACCATTCGTACCGTCTTTTCCGGGTTCGCCGGGGTCGCCTTTTTCCCCGGGAACACCCTGCAAGCCCTGTTCTCCAGTATCGCCTTTCTCGCCCTGAATGCCTTGGATACCTTGCTCTCCGGCGTCTCCCTTCTCGCCCTTCAAGCTTGACAGCCATTCGGCTTCCGTGCCAGTATAACCGTTCTCAACAGCGATTTCATAGGCGGATGCTCCGTCCGCCCCATCGTGTACCGAAGCAATCTTTTCATCAATTTTTGCAATCAATTGCTGATACAAGTCCGGCGTTGGTGGGACAACTTCAGAACCAGAACTGCTGAATCCAGATTGCTCAATCCGCAGCTTAATAGGAGCTGTCGTTGCTCGCAGAGCCGTTTCATCGTCTGGAACATAGCCAAACAGGCTCATTTCTGCACAGCCGGCTTGCAATTCTGACGGCATTTTGCAGGAATAGCCGTCTACACCAAGCGAGATATTATAGGTATTTTCATCCTGCATAAATTGTACAACCTTATACAAGCCTTCCCATTCATTGTCAAACACGAATCGAAAGGATACAAAGGCAATCTGTCCATCTGCCAATTTGTCCCGCTCGATGCAATCAATCTGCTGCTTTTTTACCAAGAATTTCATCATCCGTTTTTCACCTCGTTCCACACATTATTTTCAGGATCATATTCCAAATAGCCGTCTACACACTGGATCTTTTTCAGATAATTGTTGTAGGAATGTTCTCCGGAGGACATCCAGTTGACCGGTTTGGTAATGGCGTTCCACTGAGCGATCGTTCCTTCATATGTGATGGCTGTTAGACTTTCACAGTATGTCAGCATATTTTCCCCAAAGGTTCTGCAATTCGCAGAAATGGTAAGGCTGGACAATGATGTACATCTTGTAAACGCAAAAGCACCAATGGAATCACACGCAACACGAGCAGTCTTCAGCTTTGCACAGCCGCTAAAAGCATACTTTCCCCACGTTTTCACGCTGGCAGGCACAGTGACTTCTGCAATGGCGGTGTGATAAAAGGCATATGACTGAATCGCAGTAACTGCCTGCGGAATGGTAACAGAAGTCAGACCGGCGGTATAGCCGATTGCAGCATCTTCCTGTGCAAAAGCGGAATCACCAATGCTGGTCAGTGTAGCTGGAAGAGATACCGTTTCTGCATTGGCACAATGATAGAACAGGCGGTCACCCAGACCAGTAATGCCATTGCTGAGTACAATTTTTTTGATCTGGCCATTTTGATAGAACACAGAATCATGAAAGGTATAATCGTAGGTTGCACCCGTGCCATACAAAGCCGCTTCTCCGTCATCGCAAATTGCATAATATACATCGTCCCCACATTGTCCATACTGCAAAATGGTTCTGCCGGAAACCTGTTCCAATTTGGCTTTGATTCTGTCGAGTTGGTCTTTTCTGGATTGCAATGTATCTTCTTTGCCCTGTATGGAATTTTTCAAGAGACCTAATTTCCAACTCGCAGTATCCAGCAAGCTCAAATTCAGGCTTCCTTGAATGGGATTTGGCTCTTCCGGAAGATTCTGCAATTTCTCCAGAGCAAGAGCAATATTTTCTCGCACATTCACGCCCCAAAGATTGCTTTGAATTTCCTGCAATTCAGTTGTAATTTCAACTTCTGCCATTAAGCATACACCACCCACTTATTTGCAATTTTTTGCAATGCAGAACACTGTTCTTCAAGTTCCTTAATTTTGCTATTCAATGCTTCTTGAGCATTTTGCACTTCTGCAATAGTATTATAAACTTCTTGGATTACTGTATTTGTCTCTGTAATTTTGGTCTCCATTGCAGCAACCGATTCGTTTGCGGCGGTGACATCATCGCTGGATGCTGCCTTGCCTGCCAGCGTTTCCATGCCGCTTGCAATGTTGGTTCGTAGCTCTGAACCACTGCTGGTTTCTCGAATGACTGCAATATTACTGGAAATATCAATCATAGAATCGCTCCTTTACGTTGCATAACGTTTTGCTGCTCCCTGCAATCGTCCTAAATCTGTATCCATATAGGGTGCGATGCCTTTCGAAACGGCTTTTCCATCCAGGTTGACAGTGCTATTCACAGACACCCCTTGCATAGCGGATGCAATGCCTGTAATCAGGCGGTCATAATCGATGAAAACAACCTGCGAAGCATCGGCTCGTGCGGCTTCCTGTGCATATTTTTTGCTAATGTCATGCGGAATAACTTGCGAACCATTCGGCAGGTTGACAAGTTCCCCTCGTCCACCTTCGTTCATGATAGCAAAGCCGCCTGACCAATCGTCAGTACCATGTGCCAGATAATCGACATATCCAATGGATACGCCTGGGATGGCGTTGATAATATCAATTGCAAAATTCAAGCCATCGACGAAATTATTGATTAAGCTTTTTGCTCCGCTGATTAAATTGTCAAAAGCCGTTCCAATGCCGTCAAATATGCCGCCGACAAAGTCGGACAAGCCATTCCAGAGGCTTTCAATGCCATCCAAAACGTTTTCAAAAATGTCCTTTACCGTATTCATGACACTTCGGATTTTATCAGCAATGCTGTCAAAAATACCGGAAATCGTCTCTTTTAAGTTGGAGAAAAATCCAGAGACAGCATCAATGATGTTGGAAACCGTTTCTTTTGCGGCTTCTGCTTTTTCGGAAATCCAATCTTTAATTGCAGAAACAATGTTTTGAATCGTTTCTTTGATGCTTTCAAATAGGGCAGAAACAATTGCAATTGCCAAGTCGATTTTCTCTTTGGTCTCTTCTACAGTATTTACAATCCAATCTTTTACAGTTACAATTGCATTTCCAATCCATTCAATTGCAGATTGAACCCACTCCACAATAGAAAGTACTGCTTTCAAAATCCATTCTACGATTGGCGTCAATGCTGTTATGAGGTCGCTGACAAATTGCAGAATCCAATTGATGATAGGCGTTATGATGGGAAGTAAAGCGTTGACGACTTCCATTACTACTTCAATAATTTTCCCGATGATTGGAATGAGATTTTCTACGATAACGCCCACAATCTTTGTAACAGCTGCCATCAGGGTTTCAATCGTAGGGGAAATTGCTTGAAACAGCTCACTGAGCTTTGTTCCAAACTCTTGAAACAGCGGTTTTAACGTATCGATTACCGTTTGTATAGCAGGCAAAATTCCAGAAAAAGCATCGGAAACGGTATTCCGAAAATCTTCACTGGTTGTATAGCAATAAATGAATCCGGCTGCTAAAGCTGCAATTGCTGCTACAACAAGGAAAACTGGCGTAGACAATCCGCCAAGAACAGCAGAAAGCTTAGAAAGCATTCCAAAGCCGCTGCTTAAAGTGGAAGCAACTTTCCCGATTCCGGAAATTGCTGTGCCGACAGCAGAAACTGCCTTTCCGGCAACCATCAAAGAAGGACCAACTGCCGCTGCTGCCGCTGCAATTTTCCCGAATGGTACGCCGGCATCTTGTAGCTCTTGAAATTTCTGCCAAAGGTCATCCACCTTATCCACGACTTTGCCTATCGTTGTCTGTACTGTTGTAACGTTTTCAGAAATGGGGCTGAACAGCTCTGGCTGCGTGAGTTCCTGCAACTTTCCAATAATGGCATCTACTACGCCAGTGATTCCATTTTCGTTGAACCCAGCGGTCATGTCTGCAAATAAATCTGAAATTGTATTTGCCGCCGTTTGAATCATCGGAAGTAAAGCAGTCCCAATGGTAATTTGAAAAGATTCAATCGCACCCTGCATATTCTCAATTGCACCGCCAACGCCATCTTTCATCTTTGCCGCTGCTTCTTCCGATGCACCGTCACAATTTTTCAGGCTATCTGTCATTTTGTCAATCGTTCCCGGCGTTGCGTTCATCATTGCTTGCAGTCCGGAAAGAGATTCTGTGCCAAACATCGTTGCGAGTGCCTGTTCTTTTTCTTCATCGGTCAAATCCGCAGTGGCTGTCTGTAAATCAGATACAATCGTACTAATGGATTTCATTTTGCCTTCGGAATCGTAAAAAGAAATACCGAGCTGCTCCATCGCTTCTCGTGCTTCGTCTGTTGGTTTGGACATAGAAACAAACATTGCACGCAAGGTTGTACCGGCTTGAGAACCTTCTAACCCAGCATCTGTCATAACGCCAGTTGCGGCTGCTAATTCCTCCATGCTAATTCCTAAAGAAGATGCTAACGGTGCAGCATATTTGAACGCATATTGCAAGTCGGATACGCCAGCGGCAGATTGATTCGCAGACTGTGCCAACACATCTGCTACATGGGTCGCATCTCCAGCACTGTCTCCAAATGCGTTCATTGCGTTGGAAACAGTATCCGCTACCAAAGACAAATCTTCTCCAGAAGCTTCCGCAGCAGAGATAATCCCAGGCATATCAGCGATAATCTGGTTTGCATCGCTGCCCTTTGCTGCCATTTCTGTCATCGCTTCCGCTACCTCGGAGCTGGAAAGAGAAGTAGATGCTCCCAATTCCAATGCAGATTCTCGCAGGGATTGCAGTTCTTCATCGGTTGAACCAGAGATTGCACCAACCTTCCGCATTTGCGTATCAAAATCAATGGCAGAATCTGCCGCTTTTTTCAGTCCAGCTGTTGCAAGACCAGCGGCTGCCGTTTCTACGGCGGTAATTTTCCCACCAAGGCTGCTCAGATTGTCTCCAGCCGATTGCAATCCACTGCCAATGGATTCTGCCGATTTTCCAACAGATTCCAACGCCTTACTTGCCTTATCGGAAAGGTCAGAGATGGTATTTAATGTGCTTTTGGCAGTAGAAACAATGCTTTTTATCGCATCAGGGACTTTAGAAGCCGCTGATTGAATTGCAGAAAATGCGGATTGGAACACGTGTTCTACAGTTCCGGCTACCGCAGATGCAAACGGCTTAATGGCGTTAATTTCTGCTGAAATAGTCTGGAATGCCTTGGATTCAGAAACCGTTCGCTGAATGGAATTTTTGAGAGCTTCTATTCCCGTTTTCGCCTTTTCTGCTGTTGAAGATAAGATTCCAAGAGCCTTATCTTTTGCCGCTTCTGCTAGTGACTTCATCTGAGATGCAGCAGACTGAATTGGCGAAATCAGCTCTTTCATTTTCGTTTCCAGATTTTGCAAAGCAGTTCCGGCAGCACTGTTTTGGAATGCTTGCATCATCTGCTCTATTTGCGTTTTTATTTTTTGAATAGTAGGAGATGCTGCTGTCCATTGTTGAAATCCATCAGCAAGAGCGGCAATATCTTCCTTTGCGGATGCTGCTGCCGTTTTCACAGGTTGCATGCTGGTGCTAAGCTTTTCTGCCATGCTTTCCGCTTTTTTTGTTGCGGTATTGATATTGCTTACAAAACCTTTGATGTCTGCTGTAATTTTCGCAGACAGCGTATAATCTGCCATACACTCACCCCCTCGCTACTATTTTTGCAATCGAATCCAAAGAGCCGTTCAGCGTTACCTTGCACTGCGTTGGGTCATCCAGATGGATTTCCAATTCTTCAATCGTCATCCATTCGTCAATTCCGAGTGGCGTATAAACCACTTTCACTTGAAAACCAGCCTGCAAGCACTCCACACCATCTTCCACTAGTCCCAAATCCACTGCGGATACGGAAAAAGTTGCTTTGGGTTCTTCCAACGCCAGTACATGGGCAACCACGGCTTCTCGTTTGGTATATTTATCTGGGTTACTCTCGCTAAACGAGAAGTTCACTTTTCGGACAATTGGTCCGTATTTGTTCAGCAAATATTGATTGAAAGCTCGTGATGCTGGATATTCACGATTTGACATATAATAATCTCCGAACTTTCCGCCGGTGAACCAAACAACGATGTTGCTCGGTGTAATTTCCGTATCATTTCCACCAAAAAAACTGAATGATGCGTATGGCTTTATATCTATGTTTCGGCTTCCATCGCTATTGAAGTCGGATTCCGTCACCTCTGGATAAATCATTGCTTCCGTAGCGTCTGATTCTCCAGTAGTGTTATCCGCATTAGAACTCGACACTGGAACAACTCCAGTATAAAAATCTTCTGCTATATAAGAAGAAGAAACATCTGTGATATTGTTGCCAAGTTCCAGCTTTTGTGTCTTAATTGGATGATTGCTTGGGTCTCGATAAGCGTACCGAACGCAGCCAGTGTGCAGAACGTCTGTCAGTGGTTCTTTTTGCGTGTATGGGTCTACAACTTCTGCTTGAAAATTGCCGCCAAAATAGTCGATGATTCGAGACTGCAATAGCTCCATTGCTGTTTCTGCTTGTGTCCAATAACGCACAAAAGAAACGTTGTTTATGTAGTCAAATCCGTTGCCATCTGGTTTCAAAACTTTTGTTTTGCAGGCAGAATCTTCATAAACCACGCCATAATATCCGTTATTGTAGTCCACCTGCGGGACGCAAACTTTAGCACCTTCTGGAATTTTCGTTTCTTTGTAGAGAATTTTTTTGCCGTCATAGCTGTACCATGTTCCGTTTCGGAACACGGTGCTTGCGTCTGTGTTTGCATCTACTGCTGCTGTATAGCATTGATAATCCGTCCAGAGGGAGAATACAAGAAAATTGATAAAATCTGGGATACTGTTATAAATAGAGGGATATGGCTTTGCAACGCATACCGTATCATTTAGCATTCCCAGAACGCCTTCGCAGGTGTATGTTCGATTCCCATACAAATCTCGCTCTACTTGTGTCGGTCGTCCAACCCATATCACATTTTCACCCACAGTGTCTTCATCGTGCCGCCGCACATTATCAGATACGACAGTAACCCAGCACTGTAAAACCTGTAGTACTCGTTCATCGTCTACTGGGATGGTAAAAGTAAATTTGCCTGCTTTGGTTGCACTCGTTTTCAAAACCGCATCTTTCAGAAAATAGCCATTCTTCGGGTCAAACAGTGGCAATCTCGGAATAATTCCGTCCCTGCAATTTTCAAATGGAAAGTAATAGGCTGTATACATTATAACAACCTCCTGCATCTGCATAGAATTGCAATTTGGCTTCCGGCAGTGCCTCCGGTGATTGTAACCGTCACGCTGCTGTTGTGCTGTAAATAAGAGCTGATAGAAAACACCGCTTTCCCGTTTGCTTCTTCGATTTCTTTAGCAGTTCCGTTGATGGTTACCGTGCAAGGAAATTCTGCAATGACTGTAACCTCTCCATAAAGTCCACCAACCCTGCCATTCGGAGCATACAGTGTTTCTGTAATTTCTCCAGATTCGCTCAGTGTCAGTGCATCCGGAAGGCTTCCGGAAAAATCGGTCGCATCCCAAAGGAATCCCTTTTGCAATGGAAAATTATCATAGCAATACGGCTCTATATCGGCGGAAATGGTGAAAACAGCATGCTTGGCATCTTCCATGGTGGAATCTACGGTGCAGCGTCCACGATAGGCATAGCTGGAATTGCTGTCTGCAACAATGGTACAAACTTGCCCGTGCAACTCTTGCCGGACGTTTTGATAGAGCTTGTGCCATTCTGCCATCGTACAAGCTGCCACAAATGTTGCAGATAGCGTTGCATTCTTGTAAACCGGAGAGCCAGTCAAAGCTTCAGAATAATCCAGTAACCCGTTTCGCCCTGGAATATCTACGGTAAATGTTTCTACTTCTGGGGCAGTGGCAGAAAAATCCGTCCAATATAGCCCCAATCCATAGCCATCATTGGTTCTTCCAGTGTAGATGCCAACGCTCGCTTCTGCATAAGGCTGTTCTGCACTGATATATTGTAATTGATGGGATTGAATCCACCGAATTCCGGTTTTTCGTTCCTCGATACCATAAAACTCCAATCACGACACCTTCTTTCGTTTCCGCCCGTTTGCTTTGTAAATCGCTTCTACCCATGCCGTTCCTTGTGCTGCATCGGCTTCCAGAACCTGCTGCACGAGCTGTTGCTGTCGTTCTTTGTTGGTATGCTTCGGCTGCTTTTTCCAGAGCTTCTGCGGCTTTTTACCCTTTTTCCGGAACGCATTGGAAACTGCATTTAGAACCGCACCTGCCAAAAGGTTGGTATCTGCTACGACTTTGTTTTCATACGCTTTCAAAATCAACGCCCGTTCCGTTTCGGTCAGGGCGTTGTAATCTGCTTTGGAATAGCCGAATTGTACCGCAAAAAAAGCGAAATCTTGGCTTTTTCGGAACTGTTCCGCTTCTAGGTCAGGCTTTTCTTTACTGGTCGGAAAATATTCCCATTCAACCAGCCTTACCGGAATAAAAAACCGCAGTCCTCTTGAATCTGTTCCAGTGTTGCTGTAAACAGTGCACCATATCCAACATCCTGCACCTGCTGCTGAGCAAATTCCAGAGCCTTCTTGATAGGGGCATAATCCCCTCGGTCATCTGACAAGCCGTAAGCAAACAGCGTGCAGAGTTCGGAAATGGTTGGATATTTTCCATTTGTGATGGAAACCATCACGCCAGTAATGGCATTTCCAAGTATCTTTTCCAACTGCTCCATTCTGCCGATGGTGTAATGCAAGTGATATTCTTTGTCTTTGATAAAATAGGTTTGCATAAGTTCCTCCTTATTCCGTTGTCAAATCTTCCGGCATATCCGTTACCTTTGTAGCATCTTCCGTGGAGAGATTTGTTAAGTCTGTTAAAGCACCGTTGCCAGAAAAGCTCAAAGAATAGGTCATGCTGTCATCGTATGGAGCTTCCAGCGAATAGTCTGTAATGCAAGCCAGACCGCCAAACAGCGGCTTTTTCTCCTTGGCATCAATGACCTTCAAGCAGACCATATCGCCGTTCTCAAAATATTGCCCGAGCAGCTTGTGCGATTCTGCATTCAGAATGTAAATACCATCGTTGTCAATCGACCATTCTTTCATGCCGGGAATCTGTTTTTTCCAGCCGCCTTTTGTGTCTTTGCTGGACACTTCCACCGTGTCAGCACTGCGGTTAATGGTTAAATTCTGCTGCCCTGAAATTGCAAGCAGCTTAGAACCGTCTGCGTTGTAGATGCAAAGCAGAATGTCCTTCCCGGCTTTTGCCGCATCTTCTGAAAAATCACAGTAAAAATTGTTATCATAACTTGACATCGTATTTCCTCCTAAATCTTACATTTCAATCCATAACTCACCATGATTTCATAGGAAATCACGGCATGATATTCGTTTGTTTCGTCCTGCTGCAAAGACTGCACACCGGTTTCTGTTTGCAGCACCAGTGTAATTCCGTCCGGAAGCATGATGGATTCCGTCAACGATTCTTCTACCGACTGTATCATGCTGTAAATTTCTGTTCTGGCATCGCTCGGTGTTGCAATCGCATGAATCTGTACGGTAAAAATTTCCTTGAACATCGTTTTACTGGAAGCATCCCGTTTTCCGACCATCTCTACAAATAGAAATGGAGAAGGGGTGTCCTTCTCCACAGCATCATAACAAGCATAACCGGTATTTTTCCGGAGATTTTGCAGCACAGCAGCGGCAATCTCCGCAAAGCCGGCTTTTCGCAGCATCATTCTGACCTCAGTCCTCCTTTAGCTCATCTTTTAGCATCTGTTCAAATTGAGGGCGAACGGCTTCTACAGAACGCTGCAAAAACCGTTGCCCCGGAACATAGGAGGCTTTCAGTCGTTTCCCAATCTGTGGAACGAATCGTCCCGGCTGCTGCCGATGCCCATATTCTACATGGGGTGCATAGTGCAGCGTGTAGCCGACCGCTCCATTGATGGTAGTATCCGATTCTTTCGGCAATTCAGTTCGGATGCTCTGCCGCAGCTTTCCTGTATCAGCAGGCGTGTTTCTCGTTGCTTCCCGTGTCAACAAGCCAACGGTTCGGTTACAAACTGCAACGAAATCCGATTTTGATTTTTGCTCCAGTGCAGCAACTAACTCTTCTGTTCCGTTTAGAATGATTTTGATTTTCACGTTGTGCATCTCCGTTCTGGGAGGGTTTGATACCATCGTTCCAGATACAACATCCGCCACCGCCCATGCAAATCTTTGATGGAAGTAATCCGATAGTCTTCCGAACCAGCACGCACCACATCTGCTTCTTTACAGCGTGCCAGTGGAGCATCTGTCAACAGTTTTCGCTGCGTTTGGGTAACATCTCGCCCGACTAACTCCGCATCCTCTGCCGTCCATTCTGTGAATCGTCCTGTATACTCAGTACAAGCTGCACAAGGCTCTTTTAATGTAGTAATAGGATTGCCTAAAATATCTGTTCCGGTCTGGATGGCTTTTAAGAGATGAATGGTGAAATAGTGCATGGTTGCTGCCTCCTATCACAAAAAATAAACCGTGCCGCTGCCGTTTTCCGCCGCCTTGGTTTCTCGATAAGCGGTAAACTCATCTTCGTATTCCGCCAGAACATCTTCCACAAACGTAGTGGAAATTGTATCCGCTCCTTCAGAACGAATGCCCTCATAATTCCAACGTCGAAACAGCTTGACCACGACTTCCGCTGCAATCGGTTCTAACATTTCCGGCAGCGTTGTTTCTCGCACTCGCAAGCAGATTCGCAAGCTTGCAATATCGCAAAGTTCCAGCAGTTGCGGTGTGTTCTCCGCTTTCGGTTCATCCTGCAAGCGAATCTGTACCCGCTCCAGCAGTGTCATGCTTACGCTCCAGTCGCAATCGTGCCAACAATGACACCATCCAGCCGTTCTGCAAACAGTACAGACCCCGTTAAAATCGTGGTCTCATAGTTTGCACGCGTATAATCTGCGGTGTGGGTAATGCCAACCAGTCCTGTTGCATCTGTTGTAAAGCTGAATGCCTTGTTGATTTCCCCGCCGGAGATTGCCGGATATGCCAGATTCAGGTTATCGGCAACGGTTGCATAGAATGTTCCTGCCGGAACACTGGAGTTCGACATGACTTTGACATCCAAGAACGTCTGAAAATACGTCATGCCAAAAGCAGTCTGCGTGGTAATGTTGGTTTGCACCCCAAGATATTTTGAAATATCCTGCGGATTTGCAATCACAATCACGCCATCGGTTGCATCGTTCTCAAAGAGTACCTGCAACTTTCCCCAGGCATCTGCTACGGCGGCTTGAAAGCCAGTGCCGGTTGCTGTACCAGTACCAGTTGCCAAAAACGTCACCAAAGCGGAGCGAATGTTGCTCTGAATCTGTTTCAACAACTCATTGTCTGCCTGCGAAACCGCAAGGTCAAATCCGCTGCGTTGGATGGCTTCCAGCGTTACTGCCTTCCGGTACTTCTTGTAAGCCAGTTCATAGGTATTTGCCAGCTCTACTTCCACCTTGGACAGCGGAATCAAATCGCCTTCTGCAACGTCTCCATTCGCCATGGTTACCTTGTTTTTGTATACTTTGATGATAGAACCGTTCGCCATTGCCGTACGTCTGGTAATGCCCAGAAGCTCCTGCAATTTCTGAATGCCGTCAACAAAGCGATTGGTAAAATCAATCGACTGTGCTTTGGCAAAATCGGTGGTCAAATTGGTATTTGCTTGTACTGCCATAATAAATTAACTCCTTTACTCAAATAAATTCATGTTGTCCCGAATCGCCTGTAACCGTTTTCCTTCATCGGGAATGGCGAAAATCTGTTCTTTCGTCATGCGTCCTGATGTTCCGGTCTTGGGCGGTTCGCCCTTTAAGCGTTCCTTGACGGCGTTTTCTACCGCTTCTGTAAACAGCGTTGCAAAGGCTTCCACCTGTGTTTTGGTGGTCTTTGCGTCCTCTGCAACCACAGCCGCTACTAGAGAATCCGGCAAATGAATGCCTTTTTCGGATAGCATTTCCCGTGCGGTTTTCTGCATTTGTGCCGCTTCTACCTGCTTTTGCAGGGCTTGAAGCTGCTGCTTGTAGGAATCCCGCTCCGTTTCTGCTCGCTGCTGGTCGGTCATTTCTGCCAGTTTCTTTGCTTCTGACTGCCGCTGCTCAAAGCCTTGGAACGCTTCCGCAATCATCTGCGAAACGGCTTCTGCGGTCAGCGTTTCCGCTCGTTGAGCCGGTTCTGTCTGCGATTCCGGTTCGGTAGATTCTGTCTGCACGGTTGCCGTTGTGCCTTTGGTTTCTTCGCTCATTCTGTATTACCTCCATTCAAGTATTTGTCAAACGCTGTATGCAGCGTTTCCAGTGTGTGCAGGGCTTCGGTTCGTGTTCGTTCCAAACCGTCATCGCCCAGCAGAATCAGGCAGGGAAGCCGTTTGACATGATGTTGTCTTGCAAGAGCGTTCCCATCGTATCCGTCATTGCAGCGGAATTGGTACAAGGGAATGCCGGTTTCTATGGAAAACTGCTCCGCCACTGGCTGCATTTGCTTGCAGGGTGGGCAGTAGTCCGCATGAAAAAAGAGAAGCTGCATAAGATTGCTCCTTTCGTATTTTGGGTATGAAAAAAGCACCGGTTGCCCGATGCTTGGTTTTATTATTAAATTGGTATAAAATCATCTATCCAAAGTAAATCCAACAATAGAGCCGAGTATAGAAAGAAACGGGCTGTCGAAAAATTTCTTCAGCTTGTCTTCTCTTTCTGCTAAAAAATCCCGCCCTTTTTTGGTGATTGCAAAATTTCCAACAGGCAGAATTTGACACATATCTTTTGCAGTAACCAGCTTCAATCCAGAAACATACTCCCCTTCGATTAGTTCCTTCATAATTACAAACCAGTAATCATAGGGAATGCTGAAAAGCTTGCAATCGCAAGAAATTTCAGCGGTATCTGGTTCATGTCCGGTTTTCAAGCACTCATATAGGTACTTCAAAATCTTGCCCATAATGACTTCCATATCATTTTTTGACATTGATTTTTCACTCCTCATCCAGAATTTCTATAGACTTTATGTCTTTTTCTTCAAATTCAACAAGCTTCCCAGCAAGAGTTCCAAATTCCGGTCGAATAGTAATCGATTCCGGCACGCCATCTTCTTCATATCCTGAAAAATAGTCAACCATAGTTCCCGTAAACGTTTTATCGTCTGGTGTTACAATTTTTAATCGTTTACAATTGTAAAACTTTGATAGTTTCATTCTTATCCCTCCGGTTTTGCTGGAACAATATGTACACCTTTTTTAGAATAATGGATTGTGGCTTATTTTACAACAAAATTTTCAAACTTTTTATATGCGTCAACAGCGGTACGCTTTAATCTAGTATTTCAATCCGTTCAATTTCATCTTCTCTCAAAGTGATGTATTCTCCTTTGTCAGTCAAAAATAAAATTCCTTCTATTTCTTCACCGGTTCCGTTTGATGCATCACAAACGCAGTCTCCTCTTCCAGTGTACATAGTACCGTCTTGGCAAAATACCCTTGCTTTTTGAAATTCTAATTGATCAATTTTTCTCATTTCCCATTTCAAAGCTCTCACTCTCCTTCACTGGGAAAACATGCGTTCCGCTTTTTGTGTATTTAATCTGCACCCTATGTGTATTTATATACTTTCCGCACACTCTATCAAACGTTTTACCAACAATGCATGGTAATGTAATATATTCATCGGCACACATATTTTTCTTACTTGTACTCAATATTCCAGTTCCGCCATATTTATCGACAATTTCTTGCGGATTAACATTGTTGAAGAGCCTGCTTTTCGGTGTTAGCCTTCCACCCGATTGCAAAGCTTGCTTTACTTGGTTTTTCCATGCCTTTGTGTTTTGATGCTTTTGCTGCTGAGAAGCGACAATTTTCGTGTTGACATATCCGTGTTTTAACGCTTGTTTGAAATTCTCTAGGTCTATTCTGCCGGTTTCATCAGTAGTCGTCAACCAGTTCTTTTCTTTTTCAAGCTGCTCACTTGTTATATTTATTATACCATCATCCCCGCCAGAAGTCAACCGTCCCTTTATCGTCTCCAAATCCTCCACCACCGGCATAACGGTGCATCTGCACCACGGGTGCATGGGTGGAAAATTCAAGCCAGCGTTCCGTTTGCTGATTTTGAAAGTCTGTCCACTCAATGCTCGACAAGTTTCACAGGTTCGATGGTCTTCTACGCAGAGATATTCATAATGCGTATAAGCTGCATTCCGTTCAAATGGTCGAATTTTCGCTTCATTGGATAAGTACGTATCTTCTGTAAAAACCAGCCGTTCTGCTTGCTTCTGCGATGTATTTTCAAACTTCTGATGCAAAACTCGTGCCATGGTTTTGTAATCTTCGCCACGAATCAGACCGTTTGCAATCTCGTTTTGTAAAGTCTGTGCTAAGGCTTCTCGGTTTGCCCAGATTCGCTCAGAAAAATCTTTGCCATTGCACCAAGGATTTCCAATCACAACTTGCAGCATCTCGCTATCAATCCGGTAAAAATTCGTCCCGAATCCCAACTTCTCCGCTGCATAGTTTGCATATTTCAACACCTGTTTCTCAAAGTGTTCTCGAAATTTCGTTTGCTCAATCGCTCCGATTTTCAACTGCTGCAACACGCTGGAAGTTTGTAAGCCTTCCAAGCGGTTCAGTTTGTAAATGCTCTCCCGAACAGGGAGCAGGTCGGCAAACTCTGGATATTGCTTTGCAAATTCATCCATGTTTTGCAGCAGCAGTTGCTTGTCTGCATCCGGTAATTCTAGCAGCAATGTGCGGAATGCAATCACATTTTCTTCGCCATATTTGGCATAGTACGCTGCGATTTCTTTGTCCAGTGCTGCATATTCCTGTTCATAGTATTTCGACAACTCCGAGAAGAGCTGCTTTTCATCTTTGCTTAAAGATACATCCAATTCTTGCAGCCGCTTGCTCCAGTAGGTGTCACTCTGCATCGCCTGTCACCCGCTCTGCCTGCAACGTATCCACCGCCTCCCCGCCGTTCTCCAAGTTCTTTGGGTCATCGACAGCAGAAATGACAGAAAGCTGCGTCTCTTTGGAAGTCACACCTGCCATTTGAGCGGCGGTCTGTACCTCTTCGAGCAGGTTCTTTGGTGCATTTTGCGTGAATTGATAGGTGATACCCAGATACGCATCCGCTGCCATTTTCGTTACCGGATGGCTTGCAATCAGTTTCCAGCGTTGATTCATGCCGGAAGAAAATTTCCGTGCCTTGTTTGCTGCCTGATTTTTCATCGGCTGCAACTTGTACGCAAGGGCTGTCCCGGAGCTGCTGCCGAAGCTTTCATCGGAAATATTCGCCACCATAGATTGCATAAAAATTTGGTCTTCCAAGCGGTCTAGCAAATTCTCCTGCGTTGCATCGGCAGAAGGCTTCTGCAAAAATTCCACTTGAATCCCGTTCAGAATTTCCGCGTCGGTGGGCGGAACATGAATCACACGGTCGTTTCGGATGGTGTGCAGCTCCTGCTCGTTCAGTTTCAAACCTTTCAACAGCAAATACGCATCTGCAAAATAATCCACATCATTTGCTTTTTCTGAGATGGCTTTTTCATAGGCAGTGATTGCAGATTCTACTTGTTCAAATGCTCCTTGCCGTTCCTCGTTTTCAAGGTATTCAATGAGCGGAACGCCTGCAAAATAGTGTGGAATCGCATCCAGATAATGCAAGCCGCCTTTATCTGAAAACGGAATCTCCATGCTGGAAGTGTAGACGCTGCCTACGGTTTCACCATCGGATTTCTGATAATATCGCACACCATAAAGCGGCTTCCGTGCAATCGTATCATCATAAATGATAAAGCATTCTAACGGCGATGCGTAAGTAATACAAATCTGTGCAGTTTCATCCGTGTAAAGCAACTCAAAGCCACTTCCGTAAATGCTGCAATATTTGGATAATTCTGAATTGTTGTCGTCTTGGTCATTGTAGTGTTGAATCTGTTCCAGCTCTTCCGAAACAGTTTCCTCTGGGTGCATCGTCTTGACTGGAATGCCGATGAAATAGCCGTTTAGCGTGTCTACAATGTACTTCGCAAAGTTGCAAATAATCCGGTTGTCCGGCTTCCATGTTGGTTTGGGTGGCTCTAATTGAATTGGATGTCGTCCTTCGTATAAATCTTTCAGATACCGAAACCGCTGACAGTCGGTTTTGTGTTGATTCATCCAATAGGAGAGCCGCTCGGTTGTCAGCTCTGTATCTGTGGAAATCGTATAGTAGTCTTGCCTTCGGAACATGTTGCCGCCTCCTTATAGCCCCCCCATCACTCTGGAAATGCTTGCTTCTTCGCCCATAATTGTGTTGACAAAATATCGCACGTCATCCATAGCATGGTCGTTTTCCTTAATTGGCCTGTCTTCGCTGCATGATTCGTCCCAGCGATACAAGCCAAATTCTCGAATGCAGCCCTTGCAATCGGGAGAGAACTGCAGTTTCCCCGCCTGTAACGCAGAAGAAACTCTCCGGATGCCATCTACAACCGCATTCTTGCCTTTCCGAACGGTGAAATCCGCATTCCGCAGTTCTGCAATGAAGCTCGCTGCGGACGGGTCAACAATGACACATTCAATCTTGTGGCTGCCTGCCAATTGTTGAATCCGTTGCAGATATTGGGCATTGGTGAGCTGTTTGCGTGTCTCTCTGCCACTGTAGTAGTATTCTGCCGCTCGGTAGGCGGTTGTTCCATCATAACACCAAAGCCCAGCAGAGAAGGCGTTTAGCGTGCCATAGTCCACGGAAATATACCATTCGCCTTGCGGATTGTTCCGTTGTTCTATGTGCTTTTCTCGGTCGAATTGTGGATAAATCAAGCCCTCAGCAACGCGCCACAACCCCAATACATAGCGGTCATAAAACGCTCCGGCAGGGTATACAGACGCTGCACGCTGGATTTTTTGCGGTGTCATGATTGGATTATCCTGCATCGTGAAATGCAGATGTAAAACGTCATTACGTTCACCGCTGTCCGCTTTCACAATCCACTGTTGATAAAACCAGTGCTGTGGGTTGTCCGGGTTGCAGTTGAACCACAGTCTTGCATCTCCAACAGACAGTGTTCTGGCAATTGCCTGATTCACAAACGATTCCGGCATTAAGGCAACCTCATCGAATAACACGCCGCTCAGCGTGATACCCTGAACAAGCTTATATGAAGCTTCGTCTTTGCCGCCGAAAACGTGGAATTGGTTTTGCCTGCCATTGCCTTTGACGGTTAAGATGTGCTTACTGCCACCGATATATGACACGTTAAAATAATGCGTGATGTCTGCCATCTGCAACAGCTCCATAATGATATTGCGCTCGGCAGATTGCACCGTGTTACCGCAGATGCCAAATCTGGCGCGGTCAAATGTTGACATTGCCCACAAAATAAACGCACAAGCCATGGACGCTGTTTTTCCAGAACGTACAGAGCCGTCACAAATTAAGGCGTACGCATCCGGCTTGTATGCCCATCGAAAGACTGTTTTTTGCTTTTTGGATAGCTTTGTAAACGTCACTCTGCATCATCCTCCTGCAACGCCTGCAAGAGTTGTGGCAGCTCTGCAACGCTTTTTTGCCCGTTCTGCTGGGCAAACTGCTTTTTCTTGAGAGCAAGTTCTTCCCGCTGTACGGTCTTCCCAAGCACATCCATGACTTTATCAAATGCTTTGTTGTCCCGGTCTTCGGTGGCGGCCTGAAACATGGCAACCAGCAGCAGCATTTCATTATCTGCGTCCTCTTCCGGAATGCCAAGTGCTTTCAACAATTCTGTTTGGCTGGCGGTCGGCTGCAGGGAAAGCAGCAACTTCATTTTGGCTTTCATGTCTTTTTTTCTGCGGCGTGCTTCTCCGGACTTTTTGCCGCCTTTTTTTCCAAGTTCTCTGGCTTCGTTCTGGCTTCGTTCGTCCATCGGAATCAAGTTTTCTTCATTTGCCAACGTCCTCCCTCCAAAAAAAGAATAAAAAAAGAGAGTACATTTCTGCACTCTCTTTGCAAGTAGACGGATTTGCACCGTCACCTTGTACGATTCTCAGACAATAAAATTCTATAGAAGCTCAACAGCACTGCTGAATGAACATGGAATTTTATTTTAGATTTTATCTCAGCCTGAGTACATATTCTCCTTCTTAAACTATTTCTTGCTATTTCTATTATACCAAATTCTTTTTACTCTGTCAACCATTTTTCTTTCTTCTGATGTCAGCCTGGTTGTACCATTTTCATCATGATAATATCCATGGTGGGTATGTGGCTTTTTCCCATCGTGAACATGTGTAAGGTCAATCTGACGATTTCTTTTGTTTTTATTATCATAATACGTAATATGTTTTAATTGATTGTTTTTATCAAGTGTAACATATACTCTTCCTCTTGTCATAGTTTCCATTGGTGCTGTAACAGAATTTCCTCTTATTTTTACAAATTTGATATTGCTATTTTTATATATTGTTTCGTATTCTGAACCATATGGTTTTTCTTTTTCGCTCATTCCACTGGAACTGCCTCTACCACCCATCGCATCACCTTTTAAATTTTTCATAAAACGGAGGAATGTGCACAATATTTCCCTTACATTCTTTCGGGACATTTCCGTAAAATAGAATTGTTTTTGGTTGTAACCGTTCCAGCATTGCATCATATCCATATAGAAATGCTGCTTTCGTTTCTGAGTGTTTTTGTGTTCCAATTGACGAAACAGCAACCACGCCCCCCGTTGGTTCTCCATCAAAACACCATTCAAATGACTGTCTATCACTCCAACCAATTGTTGGAATAACTGTAACTCCATGTTCTTCCCAAAATGCACCAATCCAATGCTTTCGGTAGTGATTATAAATTTGCATCGCAACAGGAAAATCCGTGTACAAAGAAAAATCTGGTGTTAAAACACATTGAAATTTCTGTATCAAATGGAGATATTGCACTGGCTTATTCCAAATCCGATTGAATTGATAATCATCTAAAAAGAAATGCAACCCTTTTTCCTCGGGGTGTTTATCTGTCCGTGCAAAATTAAATCCTATGAATTTTGGAAAATTTATCTCATTGATTCCATGCAGCTGAGGAATATCGTATGTTCCAACACTTCGATAAATGCCGTGCTGTAAATTCTCATATCGTTCCTTATTTTGCACTTGTCGCTCCTCCGTTTTTCAGGTAAAAAAATCCGGACAGGAAGTTCTCCCATCCGGATTTCATTTTTCGATATTACCATTATAGCACATTGTAACTGTGTCAAACAAGTCCAACTTCTAATAGTTTTAAAGCTCTTTTATGCATTCTTTTAGACTTTGATTCTGAAATGTACATCTTCCCGTTAATCCATTCCCATTTTTTCCCTTGTACATACCGATACCGCATCAATATCCGTAAATCCGGCGGCAGTTTTGAAATTTCCTGTTCCACCTGTCGGATGTCTTTCATCAGGCTGCCTTTTAACTGTTCATACCAATTCGATAGTTCTTCCAGCCGTTCCACGTACGTCTGCACGGCTGGAATCGGCTCACCTTTATGCTTTGGCTCGCTGTCATAGCAAACCGCTCTCGTACTGCGTGCATCTGCCTGAATCTCTGTAAGCAGCTTTTCGATTTGATGCAGTTCTTTCCATTTTGCGTTGCATTGTGTCAGGTCTTCTTTTGTCATCCTCATTTCTCCTTTGCTCACTAAAATGTAACAGTCACGTTTAAAACCGCCGCAGCCAACCAATAAACCGCCCGTCTGTGGTCTTTATGCCACAAACAAACCGCTGCTGCACCAACATCCAGCAGTATCATGGCAATGGGCAGGATTTGCGTGGCGTTGATTTTGCTCATGTTTCCTCCTCAAGGATAGTCACGCCTGTGACAAGTTCCAAAAATTCTCTGCCATCATCGGTTACTTCGAAACAATTTTTCCGATATTCTTTCATAAGCCCGATTTTGGCAAGCTCCTTAATGTCCGCTATGTCTGTCGAACTCGCTTCAAAGTAGTTTCGATAAGGTGCATATCTGCGGTACTTTGTGCCTCTTATCCTGCCACGGTTAAAGCCTATTGTATGCTTCATAATATCAATCTGCTTATAGGTTACATTGCCTATCTCTTTAAAATTTAGCATGACTCATCTCCTCTTTCACATTTCCATCCGTACCACTGTGTTTTTAGCTCGATTGCTCCGACGTTGTGCAACCCCCGTATCTTTCGTATCTGCGATAATTTTTCATTTGCTTCGTACACCGTCGAATATAACAATGGATGCATGTTTCCATTGTTATCAAGCCGCTGCAACCGTTTTCCGGTTGTTGCGTCTCGAATGCCATACAGCGGGCAGTGCTGCACATCCAGTTTTAAGATTTCCTGTGTCATGTCGTTCACACAGACAAAAGCTTTTGGCTTCGCAAGTTCCTCTGCTGTGAATTTTGGTGGCTCTATCAAATACGAATTGAAACGCATATCAACCAGCTTTAAAAGCCATTGCGTGCAGATATTGTATTCCTGTGCGACTTCTTCGGCTGATCCGCCGCTTAGGTAATCAGATACCGCACGACGCAGCCGCTTTTCTTCGTCCTTCCAGTTCCGAAAGATTGCATCCCGGTATTCTCCACGCCGATTCTTGTAAAAATATCGAACTGTGTGAACAGTAAGTTTGTATTTGTCGCATAATGCATTGACCGGACAACGGTCTACAAAGTAATCATAGGCAACTTGCATTTTAAATTGCTCGGAATATTTTTTTGGCATAGTCATCCCTCTCTTGTTACATCGGCTCATCCAAGTTTAAAATCAGGCTTGCATAAGCCGCTGCATTTTCTGATACTGGTGTGTCTTGTTGTTTCTTTCCTTTGTGTGGTGTTCCCTCTGTTTCACCCCAATATTGCAGGGTCTTTTTCCAGTTTCGGATAAAATTCCCGTTTTTCGTCTTCCAATCTCTTTCCGTGTAATAGTCATAAAACTTTTGCACATCAATGTGGATTCTCTCTTGCTCTGCAAATAGCCGGATTTCTTCCAGCGTTGGCGGAAAATTTTTGCTTTCTGCATCTGAGATAGATAGATGATTATCTTCTTTATCTTCTTCTATCTTCTTATACTGTTGGGACGACCTTGGGACTTCATTGGGATTGCTTTGGGAATCACCCTGCGAAATGCTTGGGATGCTCTGAAATTTATCGTAATTATTCACCGTAAATACGGTATATTTCGGATGTTTGCACCTTGTGATTTCCCCTGTGGTTTCAAGGTGCTTAATCGCAGTCCTTACTTTGTCCACACTTAGCTTAGTTTCACTCGCCAGAACGGCATAGCTGGAAACCCGACTTCCACGGGGTACAGTGATTCCGTGCCATTGGCTTTCTGCGATGCTGACGGTCAACAGCAGATGCAGGAAGACCGTTTTTGTGTTGATGTCATCGTACCACTCCCAGTTTAAAAGTGACCGATACAGCTTGATATAACCGCTTTCCAGCATCCGCCATCACCTCTTTTCTTAGAATGGTACGTCACCATCGCCGAGAATCGTTTGGAAGTCGCTAAGGTCGTCGAGGTCAATTTCCGGCGTTGACTTACCAGCATTTTTGACATCCGCCTCATAGGTATGTACGACATTTTGCGACTGATTGACAACATCCTGCATCGGGTTGCTATAGGGCTGCGTCTGCGGCTCACTGTAAGCCGTTTGCGGTGTGGGTTGGTAGTTTTGCGGTTGGCTGTTATAATCGCTCTGCGTGGCGTTCTGAGCATTCTTTGATTCTCCGAAAGTCACATTGTCCGCTTGCACGTCCATAGCATAATGTTTCACCCCGTTGCTGTCCGTGTAATCTGCGTTCTGCAGCTTGCCCTCTACGATAATCATCGACCCTTTACGGAAATACCGGTTGACAAATTCCGCTTGCTGCCGCCAGCTGACGATGTTGATAAAATCCGCTTTCTGGTCGCTGTTTTTGCTGTACTGCCGATTGACAGCAATCCGAAAACTGCAAACAGCAATGCCACTTTGTGTGTTTCTGAGTTCCGGGTCTGCACACAACCGACCCATTAAAATTACCTTGTTTATCATTGTTTTTGCTCCTTTCGCAGCGGTGCAACCGCTTTTTCGTAGTTCCGATAGTAATAGTAAAAGATTTCCAGCAGCTTTTTGGCTGTGTCCTCTTTTTTGACAAATGACACCTGCAAGCCGCACCGATTGCCTGATCGCAGCGACCGCAGGGCAAAATAGACAGTTTCCCCGATGCGTTGCACCTTTCGATTCTGGGCAATCATCTGCTTTTCTGGGATTTCAAACGCCTTTAGTTCTTCCTCTGATGTTACGCCCTCTAAAATCAATTCCATGTGCCGGGCATTCTTTGCAGCTGCATCGAACTCTTTCTGAATGCGTTCCCGGTCGTGGACGAAGTTCCCGAAGAGTTCATCCACGCTGCCTTTCCGTTCAACGATGCAGGAACGCTCGAAGCACTTCCCATTGATTTCAAAGGAATAATCTCCGAAGTCCAGCTTGCGGCTTTCTGTAGTAATCCCATTTGCATGTAAATACTGAATGATGTGCTGGTTGCATTGCTCTCGGGTGTCGCAGAGGACTTTCACTTTCTTTGCAAATGCTTTTCTGTCTGTCATTTTCCTGCCCCCTTAGATGCCTGAAAACAGTTAATGCAAAGCCCTCTGCATTGCTTGTAAATGTCAATCGGCTGATACAATCGCCCATCCTTGCCCTTTGCGGCTTGTATTGGCTTTTTGCAGTTGCTGCAGTAAATTTGACGGGGTTGCTGTTGCTTCGCTGTGGGAGCATTTCCGGCGGTCTGGTAAGCGTCTGTATCTGCATCCTTTGCATCGTCAATGCAGAGCAGACCATTTAACGCATACTTTCGGGCATAGCTGGATGCCGTGCCAGTAATCTGACTGGCATCCATGCCTTTCTTGTCGTCCGGCTCTCTCGCAAAGGCGGTCACTGTAATAGCACTGCATCTGCCAGTGACATCCTCCGCCGTTGCGGTTGCCTTTACATAGATGCGATTGCCAACCATGACAATATCATCCGAACAGTAAATTAAAACGCTGTGCTGCTCTGCAAGCGGTTTGACCGCCTCTAAGATGTCCTCAGCACTGCGGTATTTATACTTTCCGAAGCTGTTGTACTGCCCTTTCGGGGCTTTTAATTCGTTCTGGATTGCCAGCAACCGTTCCGGCAGTCGCCGTTCATCGGGTTTCTGTTCGATCTTCTGTTCGTCCATGCTCTTCACTTCCTTCTTCTACCAATTCCAACGGGCATTCAAAGCCCACATAACGGGTTGGCTCTACGATGTACTCTCCGGTGATATTGCAGCGATTCTTGTATTTGTCATACATCTGACAATATGCACATTCGACATGTGCGACATCGTGGAACGTCACCGGAAAGCCAAATTCATAGTTGACCCGCACGAAAACATACTTTTTCACGCCGGATTCAAACATCTTCTGCATGCATCTCCCTTACAAGGTCGGCGGCATAAGTCGTGACTGTGACGCTTTCCACCCATTCTGCAAGGCAATCCTCGCAAAGCCAAGCATCATCGTTGCCGACAATCCGAATCAGTTTGCTGTCACCGGATACTTCCGCACCGCATCCATCGCAGTAAACGTGCGGCACACGTTTTGCACCGCAGTTTCCACACCGTTCGCAACAACTGCAATCATTTTCAATCTTTATCATCTTGCATCCCATCGCTTTCCAAAAAATCCAGCTGGCTGAGGTTCAGGTCGGATTCCTCCTCGACCTGTTTCGCCAGCACTTGCAAGTCTGCATCTACAAACGCCTGTGCGGCTGCATCCAGTTCACCGAGAATCCGATACAGCGGCTTCATGACATCGAAATGGCTTGCCTCTTGCATCGGGTCGAGCGTGGTATTATCTGCATGCATCGCTTCCACACACATGATTGCAACCTTCATTGCGTTCTGTCTTAAAAAAATTTCTCCTCTTTGCATCTTGACTTTCCTTTCTCCCTGTGTTAAGATTGGGATGTTCTTATTTTTTGCTATCCCTCGTCACTGGTTGCCGCCGGTGCGAGGGCCTTTTTTTGCCCGTTCTTGCAGCAACTCTTTTTCCAGAGCCTCGCATTTCTCTTCTGTCAGTTTCAGTTGTTTCTTCATGGCGTTTCCAAGTTCGCCAACTGTTACTTTTATAACGTTGTACGTTTCTTCTTCCGACCATCTCTCAGACAATTTCTGATTCATTTTGCGTTTTCGATAACGCTCTTTTGCTTGTGCATCCTGTTCTTTTTTTACCACTTTTCTGCACGCTTCACAGCATTTCAACGCAATGTGGCTGTGATAGCTGTTGTGGTAGATGTCGCTGATTGGTTCGTTGCATCGCAGGCAATACTTGATAACTTGCATTTGCATCCGCTCCCCTACTGCGTTTTTCTTCCTGTTTTTCTCCTGCTTTTCTACCCAAAAAGACGGATTTTTCCGTTAGTCATTGTCAGACGGGGGAGTGCTGCACCGTTCTGCACAAACGTCCAGTAGTTGATGTGCAAAGTCGTTGATGATCTCCGGTGGGATGTCGGTCAGCGTGGTATGTACTCGTTTCCCACCGTTGTCAAAATGAGTAATCTCAATGGGCATACCCTCGCCCGTCTGGATTGCAACAACACTATCATTTATCAACTGATTGCACTGCTCGTACTGCTTGAGATTGCTCTCCATGCGGTCAGTCTGTTCCCGTGCTGCTTGGTAGTCGAACCCGACCGGAACAGGCTTTAGCTCTCTGCCGGAATCCGCCGCTTGCTTGTCCAGTAGGTGATTGTGCCGCTGCCAGGCAACCCAGCAGATAACGGCAGCAATGCCGCCTAAAATCATCGTTTGCATGTAGCCATCACCCCTTTCTTTTAAAAAGTATCTCGCTTATCGTTTCCGCCACTGGCTTAAAACTAAACGTTTGATACGGCATGTCTGCTCTGATTGGATAGTTTCCGGAACGAATACCTTCCGGAAAAGCTGTTTCTGCCTTGTTAAAAGCGGAAAACTTTTTGCTGATTCTGCATCTGATGATTTCGCCACTCTCGTCTTTTATGGTAAGCGTACAAGCGGTTCTTGCCACAATCTCATAAGACTTAAACCAGCTTTTTCCGATTTCGTTTCTAATGCTGTAGGTTTTTCCAACCTTAAATTTAGTCATTTGTGCTTTCCTTTCCTGCACCGTTCGCACGTTAAAAGGTTCGGGTCTTCTCGCTCTCTGCCACATCGGGTGCAGCGTCCTTGTTCACGCCACTTAGCCCGAATGGCTTTTGTTTTCGCCTGTCCTTTTTTCTTCCGTTCGGGCGTTAATGCAGCGTACCAGAAGCGATGCCCTGCGTTGATTGCTTCCCGGCATTTCGGGCAAGTGACAAACCCGTCCGTTGCGGAAGCGTTACGACACCGCACACAAACATGGTGGGCTTTATACCAGTTGTAGCTTTCCAGTGATTCTTGATTCTTCTTCAGACGCTGTTCTTCTGGGGTCATTTCGCTGCTCCTTTCTGTTTTTGTTTCGGCAGACCGGACACACATACCACCCGACAAACTGCCAGGATACGTTCCAATCCAGCCCGCATTGCTCGCAGATGGCGTATTTGTGCCCGTTCCGATATTCAACTTTCCGACTCATGCTCTGCCATCCGTTCCTGTACCAATGAGTCCAAGTCTTTTCCGTCATATTCATCCAAAAACGCAAGAAACGTAGACACACGGCACTTGTACGAGCCAAGTTTTAAGAATCGCAGCAATCCAGTTTTGCGGAGATTGTGAACGGTTGCAACATTGCATTTCAGCAAGGAAGAAACGTCCTTTACGGTCAGAAGTTGTTCCGGCATCGGCTGCAAAACCAGCGTTGTTTTTGGCGTGATGTTGTCTTCTCTGATAATGTTGTTCATATTCTCACCCCCTCTCACGCACAAACGCCGTATTTCACAGCCAGTTCCTTGACGATTGCCACATAGATTTCAATCAGCTTCTTGTCCTCTGCGATGATGTCAATCCGTGTCAGCTTGTCCCGTTTCGATTTGCAAACGCCCTCTCCTGCCATCCGATTCCGCTTGTTGGTCAGACGGGTGCTCAGGGAAACGCCTGCTCTGGATTCGATGGAACGATAGATTTCCTCGTAAACTAACCGAATACCGCCGTAGCCCTCTCCGGTTGCCCGTGCAATCTTGTTAATCAGGTGTTCGCTGTCTTTTCTCCATGCGGTCTTGTCCAGAGCGATGACCTCGCAGGTGTTTTGAATCTTCTGTTCCAGCCCTGCGAGTGCGGTTGCTTGCTCTGTCTGACGGGCTTCTATCTGCTTTTGTCTGGTCTCCATCTGAATCAGAACTTGCAGTTGTGGGGATAGATCTGCAAACTTCGACTGCACGGAATAGCTGCCGTGTTTCCGGATGGACGGAAGCACTTCTGATGTAACCCATTTCCGAAATGGTTTTGCTTGTGGCTTGTCGCTCCGGAGAATCACAGTGTATAAACCGGATTCATTGATGATTGTCATTTCTCGCCGTTGTCCACCTGATGTAAGTTTGGCTGACATCAGCTCATCGCTTTCCAATCGTTCGGAAACCATTCTTGAATTGCTGATTTCCAATTCTCTGCAAATGTCAGCAAGTACAAACCATGGTTCGCCATCAATCTGCACGGTTCTGACTTCTGCACCTTCATAGTTCCATACCTGAACTTCATTCTCATTCATTTGTATCTTCTCCTTTCTTTTCTACGCCAAGGATTTCATCAGCGGAGCAACCCAGCTGCTCTGCCATATTCCGCAAAATCTCTGCGGATGGTGGGCGAAAGCCATTTTCGATTTGGCTAACCATCTTGTCCGAAATTCCCAGAGCCTTTGCAAGTTGTACCTGTGTCAGTTCATGCCGGATTCGGGTCTTCTTAAAACTTTCTGCAATCAGCATCCAATCATCATTTCTATTTTTTATTGCCCTTACGGGCAGTGGGTCGGGATACGCTCCCGACGGGCGTTGTTCGTATAAAGGCAAAGAATGAGGTCTTGCCAATGGCTACGATGCTGCCACACCGTCCCCGTGTTGCCGATAGGTCAGCAAAATGTTATCTTTTCAAGGCTTTCACTTCGTCGGAATAAAACGAGTGCCAACCTCTCAAACCTAAAAAACGGAATCCCTCAAAATCACGTGGCATTTCGACAGGAATATCATAGAAATTCATTCCTGTTCTTTTTTCGATTTCTGCCATGATTTCCTCGCCATATTCCGAGCAATTATCATAGCAATGAAGAAATTGTTCTTTAAAATAAAGAGATACATAAATATTATTTCTTATTACAAGTTTGTATCCTTCCATTTCCGCTTCCTCTCTCCCCGTATAGCCGTTAGGACAGCAACTTTGGTTTATCGCCATACTCAAACGACTATCATTCCATTATCTCTGTACTGCTTTTTCCATAACTTCGCACCTTTGGCATAATCAGCTTTTGCAATTCTTATAACGGCTGTTTTAACTAAATCCCATTTTGTTTTTCCGGCTGCTGTTTTTTCGCCGCTGTCTTTTTTTATTTGATAATAATAGGTTTTAAGAGTTCTAAACCGTTCCCACGAGAAGTCTTCCGTGCCTATTCCACGGACATTCCCGTTTTCATCATAATCAACATACCCGAGTTCGAGCATATCTGCTTCATCGCTTCCACGAACGCTAAATTTTATCCAGCCTTCAGGGGTATGCATGCTTACTGTTCTTGTATAAACTCTAATCGTTTTCATTTTCGTTCCCTCTCTTTTTTTAATTTCAGCCGAGCGTTTCGGTTTTCCGCTGGCTCGTAACTTTCGGTTTTCCGCTGCCTGTCCTCGACTGATTCTGTTAAACATTCCATTTTCCATCATCAAAGAAATTCTGAGAACAATATGCTTTCTATTGACAAATAAAATGGAACATGATACAATAAAGTAAAGCACGCTTGAAAGCCGCTTTATTTCCCGTTTGCTCATGAAAATCAACCGGAAGTGTTCTTTTTTTATTTGGTATAGCGTGCTTTATCTCGACTGTGGTTTTATTATAGCACGGTTAATCGTGATTGTCAACATAGAATCACTATAAATCGTTCTTTTCTATCTTTTATACAAATTTGAGAGGTTATTTTTATGTATAATTCACAAGAAACAATTTTCAGAATAAAACAGCGAGCTAAAGAACAAGGAATCGCAATCCTTGATTTACAAGCAAAATGTGATTTAGGAAGAAACGCAATTTCTCAGGCTGCTAAAAGCCAAGATGGAATGAAGGCAAGAAATTTATTTGCAATTGCTGAAGTTTTAAATTGTTCTGTGGATTATCTATTGGGGCGGACGGACAATCCAACAGTTAGCGGAAACAACATCAGCAACTTTGACACAACCATAAACGGCACACAAGCGAATATAATTCAAGGGGCTGAGACGGATTTAGATGAAATAAAAGTAGCATTATCAAAATTGACCAGTTCCAACCGACATAGGGCAATCGCTGATATGCTGGATTTATTAGAAAAATATATAGAAAAGTGAGGAAATAATTATGGGAAACTATGAAAAGCTGAAAGGAATCTGTTTACAGATAGATAATTTGATAGCACTAAAAGTTGTTCGTTCATCTAATGAATTTCAAATTTGGCTCAAAAATACAAGAAGATTTCTTTGTAATTGCTTCGGAGAAAATAGCATTGAACTTCGTGAATTCAATAAATTGCATTTTGATTTGACTTTAGTAAATGTTGAAAATTGGGAACGGGTAGAAAAATGCAAAAATGATCTTGAAATTGCTAAAGGAATGTTTGAAAATTACTTAGAAGACATGGAATCAGACACAACAAAAGATACTGATTCTATTAAAGACGAAGAATTCAATAAAGTATTCATTGTACATGGGCATGATACGAATTTAAAATTGGAAGTAGCAAGACTGCTTGAGAAACAGGGAATTGAAGCGATTGTTCTCCATGAGCAAGTTAATGCAGGAATGACAATTATGGAAAAAATCGAAAGTTACGGCAATACTGTGAATGCAGCTATCATCTTATTTACACCTGATGATGATGGAAAGGCAAAAAAAGAAGAAGTACTTAAAAGTAGAGCAAGACAAAATGTTGTTTTTGAAGCTGGGTATTTTGCTGGATTACTTGGAAGAAATAGGACTATACTTATCATTTCAGATGATAATATAGAACTGCCAGGTGATTTAAGTGGAATTGTGTATAATAAAGAATTTTGGCAGTTTAAAGTAATTCAAGAGCTGAAAAAAATAGGTTTTGATGTAGATGCAAATAAACTGATGATTTAACCACTAGTAGCAAGAAGTCACCCGCCAAATGGCAGGGGGCAGAAAGAATGGAGGTACTTATGAGTACGAAAGAACAGGTAATTGCATTACTGGATGCTGTCCCAGCATACAAAATGGGCTATATTTTAGCCTATATTCAGGGAATCACTGCGGATGAAGATGCAGACGAACAGTTTTGCCAAGAAATGATAAAAGCCTATGAGAACGACCCCGACCCAGAAAAAGAACAGGTTTATTCTCTGGAAGAATGTAAAAAAGAGTGGGGACTGGAATGACGTATAAAATTGTATTGAAAAAACGGGCGAAGAAATTTATTGACCAGTTGCCACAAAATGAACGCCGTCGGGTTGTAACCGCAATTGAAAAGCTTCCGGATGGAACAGACATCAAGAAATTAAAAGGATATCCAGACTATTTTCGTCTGCGTGTCGGTGATTATCGAATCATCTATACAGTTGACCATGGAGAATGGATTGTCGTTGTAATTGATGCCGGAAACAGAGGACAAATCTATAAATGAAAAAAGCCCCATCAGAGCAGCGGTGTCACTGCTCCGGTGGGGATAATCTTATAATAGGAGGGATTTCATATGGCAGGGAAAGTGCTAACCCGTCATCGCAAAAATCGTGCTGGTGTGTATACATCATGGGAATATCGGTTTCAATCTGCCAGCGTTTCCGGACAGCGAAAATGGATTACACAAGCTGGATTTCAAACAAAACAAGAAGCATATCAAGTCGGAATGGCTGCTTATCAGGAATATCAAAATACAGGGGTTCATTTTGCACCATCTGAACGAAGCGTTTCTGATTATATGCAGTATTGGATGGAAGAGTATTGTAAAACCAATCTAAAAGAAACAACCATTCTTAATTATCAGAAAAAAATAAAAAATCTCATTCTTCCAGCGATCGGGAAGTACAAATTGTGTTCTATTTCTACGATTGCATTACAGCAATTCATCAATCGGCTTTTTCAATCTGGCTATGCACGAAACACTTTGGTGGTAGTAAAAGGCATCTTAACAAATGCATTTCGATACGCAAAGCAACAGAAATTGATACAAGAAAATCCGATGTTAGAAGTTGCTCTGCCCCGAAGAAATGCAGTTTCAAAAAATCCAAGCCGAACGAAACAGCGGTTTTGTGTTCCGGCGGAGGCAATTCAGCAGATTTTTCGCCGATTCCCAGAAGGGCATCCTGTTCACATCCCATTGCTGTTCGGCTATCGCTGCGGTTTGCGGCATGGAGAGGCTTATGCAGTACAGTGGAAAGATATTGATTTTGAAGCAAAAGAATTGCATATACAGCGGCAAATACAATATAGAGAATCAGAAACAGATGAAAACGGAAATTCTATTCTATATTTTAGCACCCCGAAATATAATAGCTTTCGCACTGTGCAATTAGATGATGAAACCATTGCACTTTTAAAGCGGACAAAAGAGCAGCAAGAAAAGAATCGGGAAGCGTATGATTCTTATTATGTGCATTACTATGAAGAAGCACATACCAGAAATTTAAATACAGTTGGAAATGGAGAAGCGTTGTATTTTGTGAACTGCAATGCAGATGGTAGTTTCATTAAACCACGTACCATGCAGCATGCTTCTCGTGTGATTCATCAGGAATTAAATTTGCCATCATTTGATTATCATAGCTTACGGCATACGCATTGTACAGAGTTATTAGAATCCGGTGTTCCACCAAAAGTTGTACAGATGCGGCTTGGTCACAAAGATATTCGTACGACTTTGAATATTTATGAGCATATAACAAAAAAGATGGAAGAGAACACACAGGAGATTTTGAATCAGATGTATGCTGTGTCCACATTGTGTCCACGTTTCAATCAGACACAAGAAGAATCAAAAAAAGATGTAGTAGAGTAGGAAAAACGGGAAAAACAGCGGAAATGCGTTGATTTTCATATGCTTTTAGAATAACAGGAAAATACATAGAATTGCAGCGTTGTAATGGGCAACAACCCGATGGTTGGTGCAACCGTAGCAGTTGCTGTATCTGTAGAAGAAGCAGCAAAGGCTGGCAAGTTCTAAGCAATATCGGCATTTTCTCATTTGATACAACGAAAAAGGGCGTTTTTGCAGCGATGCAGAAACGTCCTTTTTGCTTGGTGTGTTCCCGTTCGGAGAAAACAAACACATAGTAATAATAAATTTGTCGGAATAAATTTTTTCATTATAGCATGGCTTTGGATTGCCTGTCAATTTGGATTTTGTCGAATTTTGTCGGTCATTGTCGAGCTTGAGAAAATTCGGCAGTTCTTCTAAAACGCCTCGGAAAGTTTGTGTAAATTTGCAGATTGACAAATGCATATTTGCAGTATATAATAAAATTAATGGAAGTCAAGAACGAATGAATGCACGAAATGCACCGTACTTTGATTTTCATATAAAAATGGCTGTAAGTGTTATTTGGTTGGTCACTCATTACACTTACAGCCTGACACCAATGCACAAGAACATTGTCTGTTTTTATTATAGCATGTTTTTCGGGCGTTGTCAAGAAAGGAGGTTATTTATGAAAAAAGAATTGGAATTTCTGTATGAAGGGAACTGCAATGAAAATCCATTTGTGTTTGAAACACCGGAATTGCAAGAACAAATGGATTCTGTGTTCTCTTATTTTCAGAAAAGACATGCAGAAAAAGGACAAGAAGCCCTGTGTGAATTATGCGAAAATTGGCAGAAGAATGCGTTTGCGGTGGGGTTTACGGCTGCGGTCAGACTGCTGACAATATAATCACCCCTTGTCGCCCCCTTATGGGGGTGTGGATTGAAATCATTATTTTTAGTATACGGTTATGTGATGTCACCCCTCTTTGCGGAGGGGTGTGGATTGAAGTAAGTAAAGAAATCCATTGAAAACAGCCGCTCTGATGTGAACTGACCCCAAAAAGTTAGACAAAGATTCAAAAGAAAATTTATGCAAAGCGA